GTGCGGAGGTCCTGCTTATAACAATCAAATGCTAGCAGAAAAACAAGATGCCTGCTATCACAAAGTAAAAAGTCGTTACAAGGTATGGCCGTCAGCCTATGCATCAGGTGCATTGGTTCGCTGTCGCAAAAAAGGTGCCAAGAACTGGGGCAACAAAAGTAAAAAATGAAATATAAAGAACTACTAGAAGCTTGCTGGGATGGCTATCAACAGCGTGGTATGAAAAAGAAAGGTGACCGCATGGTGCCTAACTGCGTTAAGATGAGCGAGCAAGAACTAGAAGAAGATCTCAAAAAATGGTTCCGAGAGAAATGGGTGCGCTTTGGGCCGGATGGAAAGATACGCGGCGAATGCGGAGGTAGAGATTCGAGTGAAGGCAAACCAAAGTGCTTGCCAGCTAGCAAAGCACACAGCCTGGGCAAAAAAGGCCGTGCCAGTTCAGCTGCCAAAAAGCGTAGAGAAGATCCCAATCCAGAACGCAGAGGCCCAGCAAAGAACGTTGCTACTAAAACTCGCAGTATGAAGGAACAAGGGTATCAAGAGCACGAGCCGCCTCCGGAACAACAAGAGCCAAGCACAGCACGACGCATACTTGACATCGCAAATGATTTAAATACACTAAGAAAAAAAGCATCAGGTCCAACTGAACTCGGGTATGAGATAGCCAGAGATGCCACACAGCCCGGCGGCGTAATTGGAAAGTTCTTTAAGAAAATTTTAACACCAAAACAAAATGATCAATAACCAGGATTTCAATCAATGAGTTTTCTAGTAGCTAACACACCACCCATACACTGTTATATTCGTCGAGAGTTTCTTTATGACTTTCAAAAAGGTCACGGAGAATATGAACCTTGTATATGGGTGTCAATTAAAAGCATCCGCGGTCAAGCATTTAGAATAGAGGCATACTTACCAAACTATGGCGCACTTTATGACAAACTACCTCTCCATGCGTTTGTATCACGCACAGAGAATCTTGACTCTAAGAAGTTTTTACCTTTAGATACATTACAAATTTGGGATTGTTTTAGTTATGACTTTACGGTAATACAAAAAGCATTTCTTCGTAACCTAACCGCAAAAGTTTATGCTAAAGATAAACAGTTTTATCAAGGCAATTATTTGTTTACAGTTGACCACTCAGCACCAGATTTAAATATTATCGATACAAGTTATGCCGAATGGCCAGAGGATCACAAAAGTTTTAATTTTATTGAACTAGATAATGGTCAATATGCTGCACAGCCAAACAATCGTTGTTTATTCTTAGATGCAGCAAGTAATCCAAAGCAATTAAAGTTTCCAGACTTTAAAGTTTGTACAAAGAAATATGTTGTTGAACAAAATCCAAAATGGGCATTAGGTGATACAGACACCGTAATGTATGAATAGAAAGAGAAGAATGAAAAAGATAATAAGATTTACCGCATCATGGTGTGGTCCCTGTAAATCTCTAGCACAAACACTAGAACAAATTGAAACAAATATACCAATTGAAGTGATTGATATTGATGTTCATCCTGAAATTGCAACAGAATATGGTATTCGTGGTGTACCAACTCTTGTTATGGTAGAAGAAAATAACGCAACAAAAAGATTAGTTGGATCAAAAACAAAACAAGAACTAGAGGCATTCATCAATGACTAAAAAGCAAAATACAAAACTAACAGACGAAAGAACCGCATTTAAACCTTTTGCATATCCCTGGGCATATAACGCATGGTTGCAACATGAACAGGCTCACTGGCTTCATTCCGAAGTTCCTATGATTGAAGATGTAAAAGATTGGAAAAATAAATTAACAACAGAACAAAAACAATTTTTAACACATATCTTTAGATTTTTTACGCAAGGTGATATTGATGTGGCTGGCGGATATGTTAAAAACTATTTACCATATTTTCCACAACCAGAAGTTCGTATGATGTTACTAGGCTTTGCAGCAAGAGAAGCTTTACATATTGCAGCATACTCACATTTGATTGAAACATTAGGACTGCCTGACACAATGTACAATCAATTCTTAGAATATCAGGCAATGAGGGATAAACATGATTATGTTCTTGGTCTTAGCGCACAGAATGGCGATGCTGCTTCTACTGCTACTCACATTGCAGTATTCTCTGCTTTCACCGAAGGAATGCAACTATTCAGTTCCTTTATCATGTTACTTAACTTCCCACGCCACGGTGCGATGAAAGGTATGGGACAAATCGTTACTTGGTCAATCGTTGATGAAACAATGCACGCCGAGAATATGATTAAATTGTTCCGAACCTACATAGAAGAGAATAAAGAAATTTGGAATGACGATTTAAAATCCAGGATATATACTATTGCAGAGAAGATGGTTGAATTGGAAGATAAGTTTATCGATCTTGCATTTGAAATGGGTCCTATGGAGAATCTAGATGCAAAAGATGTTAAGTCTTATATTCGCTATATTGCTGACCGCAGGCTTATTTCTCTCGGTCTTAAAGGGATTTTTAAAGTAAAGAAAAATCCTTTAAGGTGGGTTGAGGAAATGATAAATAGTCCTATACACGGGAATTTTTTCGAAAATAGGGTAACAGATTATGCAAAAGGAGCTCTCACAGGATCATGGGAAAACGTTTGGGGAAAAGCTGCATAAACCATACACATATCTTTTAAAATGTTTAAGCGACAATACTTTTTATTATGGAGTTAAATACTCAAAAGATTCTGATCCTAAAAAATTTTGGTTGGACTATGAAACTTCTTCTAAAGAAGTTAAGAAAAAAATTTCTCTCTACGGAAAAGAAAATTTTATTTTTGAGATAAGGAAGGTTTTCCAGGATGTTCGAAAAGCTAGATTGTGGGAAAATAAGGTATTGAGGCGAATGAAAGTTTCTAGTAGGATAGATTTTATGAACAAAACTGAAAACGTTTCAATACCTCCCATGTATGGAACTGAAAATCCTATGACAAAACAGGAAGTTATTGAAAAATTTAAAAAATCAAGATCAAAAAATCCTACTAGAAAACCTAATCCGAAATCCGCATATGATACAGTTTCTAAAAAATTGAAGGGTAGAAAACGACCTGAAGATGTTTGTAAAAAAATATCAAACTCTTTAAGTGGTTATAAACACAATGATTCTTTTAAAGAAAATTGTCGCAAAAGGCAGTTAAATGTAAAACCCTCTGAGGAAAACAAAAAGAAAAAAAGTGAGTCAATAAAAGGTAGAAAAAAATATACTGATGGTATGAAAATTATTTTTAGACATCCAGGAACTCAACCAGAAGGATTTTACCTTTTCAAAAAAGACTAAATAAAGAGTCTGATTATCTTTTTTGATCGGACTATTAAAAAAAATTCTAAATTGTGACGGTTCCGTTACACAGAACGATTTTAGTAGTCTAACTTAAAGGAGATAATATGAAGCAGTTTTTAGCATCCATTCTATTAGCAGTATCTTCGGTCGTATCAGCAGCAGAATTCACTGGCGCTGGTGCGACTTTTCCATTTCCAATCTATGCAAAGTGGGCTGAAGCATACAAAGCACAAACTGGCATTGGTTTGAATTATCAATCAATCGGATCTGGCGGTGGTATTCGTCAAATTAAAGCAAAGACAGTTGACTTTGGCGCATCCGATATGCCACTCAAGAAAGAAGAATTAGACAAAGAAGGTCTTGTACAATTCCCAGCAATCATTGGTGGTGTTGTGCCAGTGTTTAATCTTGACGGTGTAGCACAAGGTCAATTAAAGTTGACACCAGAAGTTATTGCAAACATTCACCTTGGTAAAATTACAAAGTGGAATGACAAAGCAATTGCTGAATTAAATCCTGGAGTAACTCTTCCTGCCATGAACATCACAGTTGTTCATCGTGCTGACGGTTCAGGTACTACATTCATCTGGACAAATTTCTTGGGTAAAGCAAATCCTGAGTTTGCAAAAGCAGTTGGTGAGGGTACAGCAGTTAAGTGGCCAGTCGGTGTAGGTGGCAAAGGTAACGAAGGCGTTGCAGCACAAGTTCAGCGTATCAAAGGTGCATTTGGTTATGTAGAGTATGCATTTGCTAAGAGAAATAAAATTGCATTTGCATCCGTAAAGAATCGTGATGGTAACTTTGTATTACCAGATGATTCAACATTCAAAGCAGCCGCAGCAAATGCTGATTGGGTAAATGCACCAGGAATGTATTTGTTGCTCACATGGCAGACAGGTAAAGATGCATGGCCAGCAACAGGCGCAAGTTTTATTTTAATGCATAAGCAACAAGCAGATACACTAACAGGTCGTGCAGTCCTAAAGTTCTTTGACTGGTCATACAAGAATGGCGCACAAATGGCAACAGAACTAGAATATGTTCACATGCCAGCCGATGTAATTAAGTTAGTACAAGAAAATTGGAAGAAAGACTTCCGTGGACCAGATAACAACCCAATTTGGAAATAAGGATATATCATGAAATTATTTAAAAAACTTTCTATCGTAGTTGCACTAGCAGCAGTAATTCCAGCATATGCTGATGAGTATAAGGACACACTGAATATTCTAAGAGAAAAAAATGTAATCACTCAAAAAGAATATGAAGCCAAACTCAAAGCATATGAAGAGAGAGAAGAAAACAAAAAGTTTGCAGAGCAACGAATCGACAAAGACGTTAGCGATTCAGTCAAGTACAGACAAGCAAGAGCAAACGATGGCTCAGTTACAGAAAACGGACTTGGACTCAAATCTAAAGACGGCAACAACACTGCCCAATTTACAGGTCGAGTACACATGGACTATCGACACTACACACCAGATTATGGTCTCGGTCAAACCACAGATTCGTATCAGAACACCGCTGAAGCAAGACGAGCAAGATTTGGAGTAAGAGGTCAATTCGCTAAAGACTTCAAATATCAATTACTTGCTAACTTTGGTGCCAGTGACGGATTTAGTTCTACCTCTAGTACGGCAGATGAAATGTGGGTCAACTATGCAGCCAATCCTGAAATGCAGTTTCAATTTGGTTTATTCAAAATGCCATTTAGTTTAGAACAGTTGACTAGTTCAAATAATCTAGATTTCATGGAGCGCAGTTTAATTGGCCAAAATGATAGTGAATTGATTCCTGCAAAAGAAACTGGTTTTATGTTACACGGTATTCCAAAACCTGGTTTGACTTATGCGATTGCTTTGAGTAGAGGTAAGAGTAATAAGAGTGCAGAGTTTGATGGTTTTGATTACATTGGTCGTGTAACTACCAACATTGCAGAACTCACAGGCAGTAAAGCATACACCGCACATTTAGGTGCAGCATATAGTACTGGTGAAATTAAAAGTGGTGTAACTCCTGCTAGTGGTAGAACAGAATCACGTATGCAAAGTGGTTGGTTCACCGGTTCAGCATTAAGTGGTGCAACAGTGAGAACTCGTCAAGGACTCGAAGCCGCATTTGCTTATAATGGTCTTAAATTACAGAGTGAGTATTTCAATTTTAAATATGATCCCACAACAGGTAGTAACCAAGAAATCAAAGGTTACTATGTGCAGGCTGTTTATAATTTAACTGGTGAATCACATTCGTATAAAGATGGAGCATTTGGATGGATTAAGCCAAATAATCCTGTAGACAAAGGCGGTCGTGGTGCATGGCAAGCCGGTGTACGTATGAGTGAATTTGATGCAAGTGACGTTAGTGTTGCTACAGGTAAAGCAAATCGTGCCACAGCAATGACTTATGGTATTACTTGGTTCTGCACTGATAATTTACGTTTTATGTTAAATTATGTTGATACTAAGTTTGATTCTTTAGTTGGTTCGTCAGGCAGCCGTGTAAATGGTGATAAAGCAATCATGTTTAGAAGTCAACTAAGTTTCTAAC